GGTGTATTGTGCGACTGGCGACACCTGACTTAACAGGTGGCTGGATCTGCGGTGTGTTCACACGCGCCGTCTTCAAGGACTGCCCACGCTGCTCCGCCGGAAGGGAACCAACCCAAATCCGGTAGGCCGCAAGGTTCGTGGCTGAAATGCCCCGAAGCAATGTTGCTAGGGTGGTTAGTAGAAGGAGCGATGCATATGGACCGCAACTATGACACGAACTCAGGCCTCATCTATGATGTTGCCTTCCACGTCTACCGCTGTGATCAGGCTGGAAACACCCTGATTGATTTCGGCGAGAGATGGGGGACTGTCGGTGCGGAGCGTCGTAAACGTGTAAGCTCCGGAGGCCCGTCCCTGCCTGAGGTTGAGAAACCTTATCTAAGGTGGGAACAATGGGTCCGCCCCGTAAGGGGAAAAGTGCAAACCCACAAAGGGTACGCACCGGAGACCATGGTGTACAAAGGTAACCTGTCAACGCTCGTCTTTCAGACGGGTGACGGGGGCAACATGGGTGTCTGGCCGCAATGGCCGCCCGCGTACGAGTCGGACTTCCCGTCCTATTCTTACAGTGATGCTCCTCCAGGGATAAATCCTGACCTTCTGTCGCAGGCCGAGGTGAAAGCCTTGAATAAACTGCGCAGTAAAAGCGGACAGGCCGACCTAGACTTCGGTCTTTGGTTCGGCGAGCGAAAAGAAACCGCTCAATTGTTCGAACAGGTGGCTAAGGGGATCCTAAACCTGGCTAAAGTTCTTGCCAGGAAGGATCTTCGAAAGTCAGCAGAAGTGGTGCGGGACACTTTCCGTGTCTCCGTCTCCGCGCGTGAGGAGCGAAAGCGACTTGCGCGTATGGAGAAGTTTCTGCGCCGAGAGACCAAGCGTGGGCTTAAATCCACGAAATTGACCCTGGCTCTGCTTCACGAGTCGGTGTTAGCTTACAATCTTGGGGTAGCTCCTCTCGTTAGCGATCTTCAGACCGCTCACCAGCGGTTCCTGACGGGTGACCTGACATCAAAAATGGCGGTTAAAGCCGTCAGTCAGCACGCCCGCGTTGAGAACGGTAGCAAACTTCGATCACTCGAAGGTGGACAGCTGAGACAGCTGACCACACTTGCCCGTACGCACGGCTACACAGTGACACTAATCGCCGTACCAATTCAATCGGTATATGCAGACATGTCGCGGCTGGGTTTTGCCAACCCTGTCAACACATCGTATCAGCTGATTGGCGGTTCGTTCCTCCTGGACTACGTAGTCGCAATGGGCCCCTTCCTTGAGGCATGCTCCGTTCCAATGGAGTTCACCTTCGAGCAGGGGAGTTACACCCATCGCCTGATTTCTTTGATTCGAACTCAGGTATTTTCGCCGATGGGGAAAACGACAGTGGGTGAGTATTTCATTAACTTCACCCAGCGGAGAGTCTACGACACCTTCCCGGTGCCGATACCGCCGCTGTCTTTGAAGGGGAAAGATCTATCCTTCAAGCAACACGTTAACGCGGGGCTAATTGCCTTATCAGACTTGAAATCCCTGATAAGCCCACCGAAGTTTCGGTAGGGGCCTCTAACTTCAATACGCGTCAACATCCGGCCCAAAGGAGGGCACAATGTCTCTTTCCATTAACGATGGTAAAGGTTCACCCGTCGCACACGTGTTCACGCAGGATGCCCAGCAAAACGGGCAGGACCCTGCGGAGTTCGTGAATCGTAGCAACATTAACGGACCCAACTTCTGGGAGCGCATCAACGGCTGGATCACCCTGGGTCGTAAGACCAAAGGCGTTCCCCAGCCGCACACGATTAAGCTGAACATGATCCGGCCCATCCCGGGCTTGGACGCGAACGGCAATCCGATCGTTGTGGGTGTGCACAAGGGTTACCTGACACTGCTCTGTGACCAGAGCTGCACGGCCGAGGCGGATGTTAACGACTCGTTCGTGTTGCTGTCGAATCTTGGGGTGAACTCCACGATTCGCGGTCAAGCGAAGCAGTTCGCGCCGTTCGTCGCCTAAAGGCGGCGTGATGGCTCGGTTGTCAGGAAGCATCGCCGTAAGTACGACGGTGCTATCGCTCAACCCAGTACAACTGGTTGGGTGGCTCACTCTAGGAGTTATCTCATGGGTAGCAATTCTTCTCCTCGTAATCGGGGGGATAACGTTAGTGTCAGGTTCGATCTCGCTCAATTTACATCCGAGCTCTTCCGCATCGTCGGGTCTGAAGTCCGATTCAACGGGCCAGGACCTTGTGACGCCCAGTGGCATAGTAGTACTACCACTGCAGCCGAACGCTTCGCGATAAATTACTTAAGCGAAGAGATGTACTCCAAGTTCGATGACGGGATTAAGACCCCGGCAAAGAGGAGAAAAGCGGAGACCCGCTTCATGGAAGGGGAGATACTTTGTGCCCTGACCAACTGCAAGTTTGAACCGCTCCCTTCTGGTCAACCAGCCGCATGGCTGGAGGACCGGGACATGCTTCACGATGACGCCTCGCAAGAGGATCAAGCCGTGTTCGCCCGGGCCCGCGCCATCATTGGGCGGGTTACTGGGGCATTTCCTGGTTGGGAAGCGATATTGCAGTACGCGGATTTTGGCCCTGGGGCTACAACACGCCTCAAGCGTCGCGACGGCCATCGATCGAATAAGTGGGCTGGATGCCCACACGTTACACTAACTGCCACCAGTCCTCTTCAAAGCGTCTTTGACGCGATGCCTCTGCTTTACAGTAGGCTCGAGAGTCCGGGCTGCGAAATCGCAGCTGGAAATAAACTGGATTGGGTTCCGAAGAACTATAAAACCGACCGCACGATTTGCATCGAGCCGGACTGGAACATGTATCTCCAGAAAGCGCTTGGTGGGGTCCTCCGCAGAAGGTTGAAAAGAGTAAAGCAGGACCTCGATGATCAAGGGACGAACCGCTTCCTAGCGGCCCTTGGTTCCATCACTGGGGAATTAGCGACACTGGACCTTTCCATGGCCAGTGACACGGTTTCATACCGCCTCGTTGAGTACCTGCTGCGCCCCGATTGGTTTGAGGCACTTAATACCTGCCGTTCGCCTGTCGGATTCTACAAGCTTGGAGAAGGCCGCGAGGAGCAAGAACACCTTGTCGTCTTTGAAAAGTTCTCTTCTATGGGTAATGGATTTACGTTCGAGTTGGAAAGCCTGATCTTTTATGGCCTCCTTCGGGCAGTGTCTGAACTCAGTGGAGAGACGGACCATCGTCTCTACGTCTACGGCGACGATCTCATTATCCCTTCGGGGATGGTGGATTTAGCTATGACGTATCTTAGGAAAGCAGGGTTTGTGGTCAACCCGGACAAGAGTTTCTGGTCCGGGCCTTTCCGCGAAAGTTGCGGGGGCCACTACTTTGCCGGAGATGATGTAACACCGTTTTACGTTCGCGAGCCTGTAACGCATCTTGACAGGCTGTTCCTCCTTCACAACAACGTCTATCGTTGGTTCAATCGTCACCCGGGCATCTGCTGCCCTGAAAATGTGAACATTTTCCTTCAGTGGATACGTTCACACGCACCACGCAAGTGGCGC